AACAATATGTAGATAGTCAGTCAGCATCAGCAGGAGAACTTCTTACTACACTAAATGGTGCTATAACCGACAGTGAGTTAGCTAGTAGTCTATCTACTCCGATTGCTACTATCCCGACATTGACTAGTAATCTAAGTACTCTTACTACAAACTTAAATACTAGTAATGGAAACATTAGTGACCTTATAGATTTCACTGGTTACACTGAAGGTTACTCAGGGGATGCTGTGCTTTCAAGGTTAACCGCAACAGAAACTGTAGCTAACGCTAAAGTAACTGCAGCTCAACTAGCAGCTGAAGCTACTGCAAGAACTGCTGCAATTGCTTCTTCTGCTCTTTCACTACAAGACCAGATAGATGACCTGCTTGCTGTCCCTGACTATAACAACACAACTGCCTACGCTATTAACGATCAAGTTGTTTACCTTGATAAACTTTACATTGCGACTGCAGCTACTACGGGTAATTTACCTACGAACACTTCTTTTTGGGATGTGTTAGGTGACTACTCTAGCTTAGGTGCTTTGGTAGCAGACAACTCTGCAGATATTACTGCCATAAATACAGTAACTGCTGGTAGTTCTTCTGCTGCAGCTCAGGCAATTACCGCCCTTAACGCTACAGTTAATGATGAAACTACGGGGGTTGAAGCTACCTCGGATGCCTTAGATGTTGTAAAGCTATTAGTTAACCATGGGACAGACGGTGTTAATGCTTCAGCTACTAAAATTACTGCTTTAGAAACTAAAGTTAACCATCCTGCTACAGGGGTTACAGCTACTTCAGAAGCTTTAGATCTTATAGAAACTAAAGTTAATGCTGATGGAACTGGAGTTACTGCTTCAGCTGATAAGATTACTGCTCTAGAATCTACAGTTAATAACGAAACTACAGGAGTTATTGCTACTTCAGATGCCTTAGATCTTATAGAAACTAAAGTTAATGCTGATGGAACTGGAGTTACTGCTTCAGCTGGTAAGATTACTGCTTTAGAAGCCACAATAAATCACCCCACTACAGGCTTTACTGCTGTTTCTTCCGCTTTAGATGCTGTAGAGTTATTAGTTACTGACAATGATGATGGAGTTACTGCTTCAGCTACTAAAATTACTGCTTTAGAAACTAAAGTTAACCATCCTACTACAGGGGTTACAGCTACTTCAGATGCCTTAGATGTTGTAGAGTTATTAGTTAACCACGAAGTATCTGGAGTCACTGCTTCAGCTAGTAAGATCACTGCTTTAGAAACTAAAGTTAACCATCCTGCTACAGGGGTTACAGCTACTTCAGAAGCTTTAGATACCGTAGAGTTATTAGTTAACCACGAAGTATCTGGAGTTACTGCTTCAGCTAATAAGATTACTGCTTTAGAAGCTACGATAGACAGTCCTACTACAGGCTTTAATGTTGTAGCTAGTGCTTTAGATACCGTAGAGTTGTTAGTTAATGATAATGAGGATGGTGTTAACGCCCACACTACTAAGATTAGTAATCTGCAAAGTTCAGTAACTGACCCTGCAACAGGTTTACAAGCTAACGCTGATGCTATTGACGCTGTAGAACTTGTAGTCACTAGTAATGAGATTGGTAACCAAGTGTCAGCTAATAGACTTAATTCTCTAGAAGCTACGATAGACAGTCCTACTACAGGCTTTAATGTTGTATCTAGCGCTTTAGATACTGTAGAGTTATTAGTTAACCACGAAGTATCTGGAGTTACTGCTTCAGCTAATAAGATTACTGCTTTAGAATCTAAAGTTAATAACGAAAATACAGGTGTAGAGGCTACTTCTACTGCTTTAGGTCTTATAGAAACTACAGTTAACGACGAGGATGATGGGGTTAATGCTTCAGCTACTAAAATTACTGCTTTAGAGTCTACAGTTAATGACCCTGCTACCGGTGTAAATGTTACTGCTTCAGCTTTAGATACCTTAGAAACTACAGTTACAACTAATGGTGATACTTTAGGGAGCACAGTAACCGCTGTCCAAACCTTAAACACAACAGTAGGTGAAAACTCAGCTAGCATAGAAACTCAAGCTACTACTATAGACGGACTCACATCTCAGTTTACAGTTAAGACTGATGTGGCTGGTAAGGTAGCTGGCTTTGGTTTATACAATGATGCTACTACTGGCTCTGAGTTTGCCATAGCAGCTGATAGGTTTTACCTAGCACCTAGCCCTGATCTTACAGGGCCGTACAGCCCCACTAGCAGCACAGTAGGGTCTTTAGGTCAGATATACTGGGCGACTATAACCAAAAAGTATTTTAGGGCTTTAGGTGCTTCTCAAGGTGGTTACGTTTGGGATGAGCTAGCAACACCTAATCCTTTTGTTGTTACTACTACCCCAACTACTGTAGGGGGTGAGTCAGTTCCTGCAGGTGTGTACATGGATACCGCTTACATTAAGAATGGATCTGTAGATACTTTAACTATTGCAGGTCAAGCTGTTACTGTACCTTCTTCTGCTAAGACGGCTATTAATACTTACTATGAAGAGGATGATAACACTGAAATTATGCCTGTAACGTTGAATGTAAATAACTCCGGGGCACCTACTAGGATTAGAGGTAAACTTTGGTTTCAACCTGCCTATAATAACAACTCGGTTTCTATGTTTAATATCTTTTGTAAGCTTGATGTGACAGTTCAGGTTAAGTACTACAATGTAACCACATTACTATCGACTAACCAAGAAGTTAACTCTAATGTAACAGCGACTCATCGTAACACTAATGCTCACATTATTGATTTCTTGTCTACCCCTCCTTCAGGGACTACTCGAATAGAAACTTCTTTGATTTTTAAAGTATTAGAAAGCGGAACTGCTTGGGGTGTTAACGCTATTGATGCTACGTTAGATATATTGGAGACTAAGAAATGAGTACTAACTACGTTGTATATGATACGGATACAGGTCTTATTAAAAAGACTTTAATTTGTAACGAAGAAAACATTGAGTATAATCACTCAGGTACTGAGAGCTATACCGTAGGTACCCCTGAGGCCTCTCATAAGTACTTTATAGGCGGTGTCTTCCTTGAGGGTACCACTAGTCCCTCAGAAGCTAAAGCTACCTTAGACAGAGCTGTACGAGGGATGAGAGAGTCCTACCTTATGATGAGCGATTGGACTCAGATGCCTGATAGCCCTTTGTCTGATGAGAAGAAAACAGAGTGGGCTATATATAGACAAGCCTTAAGGGATCTACCTGCTAACTTAGTAGATGCAACTGCGTTGTCTCAGGTCTCGTTTCCAACTAAACCGTAACAACTGGAGGACTATATGCTTTGCATGTGGACACAAGAACACTTTAAAGATATGCCTGCACTAACCCTAAAGCACATCGAGTCTGCCTTAAGATTCGGATATGGAGAGCGTAAAGTAGAACACGTAATCGAAGAGCTTGTATCGGGTAGTAAACAAATATGGCTAGGGACTATAGGCGAAAAGTTTGTTGCTACTGTTGTCACCCAAGTCATAGACTACCCGCTAAAACGTACTTGTGAAATAACCTACCTTGGTGGTGAATCAGGAGAAGGCGTAGCGGAAGCTTTAGGTGAAGTCGAATACATAGAACGATGGGCAATCTTTAATGACTGTGACGACATGCAAGTGATAGGTCGAAAGGGTTGGCTAAGAGCCTTAAAGAAACATGGGTACTCAGATAGATACACCGTATTAGGTAAGTCTCTGAGGGAACCAACAATAAATAAAGGATCAACTAATGAAACTTAAAGGAAAAAGATCTAAACAGTTTAATGAGTATGACGCAGAAGTTGGGGCGATTACTGATAACTATATGATTAACTATAAGGGTGGTGGTGGTACTTCTACTACTGGACCTTCTCCAGAACAAAGACGAATACTTGAAAAACAACTAGGCTATGCAAATCAGATGGAAGGCTTTGGGCCCCAAAACTTCTATGGAGGTAGTACACTAGCTGAACGTGACGCTGCTTCTGTCCAAGGACTAGAGGCTCAACGTGGGGCTGCGGGTTCTGCTGGTGCCTTAGCTGGCACAGCTGCTGACAGGTTCCAAGATGCAATGGCTTACGATCCGATGAATGATCCACGAACCGGAGAGTACTTGGATGCCTTGACTAACCCTCTGATGAAACAATTTAACGAAGAGACAATCCCTGGACTTAATACTGCTGCGGTTAATGCAGGTGCCTTTGGTGGTGACCGTGCTGCTTTACTTAAGTCTTCAGCTGCAGGCGAGCTAGCATCTTCTGTAGGTGATACAAGAACTAAGGCTCTTCAAGGAATGGTAGACTCTAACAGGGCCTATCAGGGTGATATGTTTAGACAGCTAGGTAGCTTGCAAGACGCATCTCTTAAAGGTAGTCAAATCCTACGTGATGTTGGTGCTGGTTATGAAGGTTACGGTCAAGCAGATATTGATGCTGATAGAGAACGATTTGAATTTGAGCAGGATGCACCGAGACAAAACCTACGAGATGCATCTAGCATGCTTAGTGGTATTGACTTCGGTAGTATAACTAAACAATCAGGAGGGGGTAAGTAAACCTCCTAAGGACCTAAGTAATCCTATGACAACAGATTTAAAACTAAAAGCAAGTGTATCTTATTTAGAAGAAGCTATTAAAGATTCAATAGAGTCTGGAGAAGTTGAAGATAACATGGATCAAACAGGTCTTAATCATTACTTTACAGACCCTATAAAAGACTTTAACGATTTATGTTTATATGGAAGAGAGTTAAGTGTACCTAAGGGTATGGTTATTACAGGTGCATTACATAGGCACCCCCATATTATAACATTAATTAAAGGAAGTATGTCTGTTGTTTCTGAAAAAGGTCGCAAGATAATAACAGCCCCTAGTACTTGGGCTGCACCTGCAGGTTCTAAAAGAGCATTTTATGCGTTAGAAGATTCGGTTATTCTTAACGTACACATAACAACAATTAAAAGTGAAGAAAACCTAGACAAACTAGAAGAGGAAGTAACAGCTCCCTCGTATTCTTCTATTGGCCTCGAAGAGCCAAACTACAAATTACTAGGAGTAGACGTATGAGTTTTGCAACTATGGCAACATTAGCGTTAGGTGGGGCAGCATTAGGTGCTTTGGCTAACCCAGAAGATAGAAAGAAAGGAGCTCTTATGGGCCTAGGTGCTGGACTACTAGCGCCAATAGCAGCACCGATGATGGGTATAGGTGGTGCAGCAGGAGCTGGAGCTGGTACAGCAGGAGCAGTAGGAGCTGGTACAGCAGGAGCAGCAACAGGAGCAGTAGCTCCCGTAATGACAACAGGTATATCAGGCGCAGGCGTAGCAGGCATGGGGGCTGCACCTACAGCACTGGCAGCACCTACAGCACTGGCAGCGCCAGCAGCATCTTCTATGGCAGCACCAGTAGGTATTCAATCAGTACTACCCGGAGCAGCTATAAACACTTCCACTGGTATTGCACACACAGGTACTATGGGTAGTAAAATAGGTGCTAGTAAGGTAGGTGCTATGACTAATGCTGCTATGGCTAAAGGCAAAGAAGCCTTGACAAGTGACACTGCTAAAACCATAGCAGCTCAAGGTGCAATTGGCTTGATGAAACCACAGCCGCAAGCACAAATACAACAAGGCCCAAGCCTTGCACTTAAAGGTTCAGGACAAGAACAAGTTAGTCCGTACCAAAGAGCAGCTTTGAATCGTCAACAACGAATGAAGCAATCTGGTGGCGGTGGTCCTCGTAGGTTTATTTAAAGGAGACTAATATGTCTAATATAACAGATTTATCAAAGCTCCTTAGGGGCCTAGTGGATGATATGGATGCGGAAGATGTAAATAGATTCCAAGTTCCTCAAATGACACAACAGCAGATCCCTCAGGTTCAGATACCTATGGCACCTCAGCAGTTTATTCCGCTACAAGAGACCTCTCAGGAATTAGCATTCCAGCAAAATATGGACCCATCTAAGCTAATGCCAGTAGACACAGCATTTAACCAACAGTATACACCAGAGTCTTTTGATAACATCGGTGTTGTACCCCCTGTGCAAATGAACATACCTCAGCCTACAATGCCTACAGCTGCTCCTCTTCCAAACTCTGATAACTTTGTCCTACGTCCACCTGAACAGGTAGTGTTAGGAGAATCTGCTCAAGGTTTACCTGAAGCACCTGAAGCACCTGAACCTACTAGGGGCATAGAGCAAGTACCTCAGCTTGGTGGTAATATCCCTCAAGTTACTGATCCTAACTTTTTAGACTCTATGCCTCAAGGCCCAGCTAAACTTAGTCAGACAGTGGGTTCTGAAGGATCACAGGAAGTTGAGAGAGAGCCCTCGTTCTTTGATAACATGAGAGCCCCAAGGCCTTCATACTTACCTTCTGGGTTTGAAGAAGATGTCTCTAGCCAAGAAACACTTGATAAAACTTATGAGTTTGCTAACTGGGTTAAAGATAATCCTGTAGAAGCTGCAGCTGCTGGTGTATCCTTATACCCCGCTGCAAGAATAGGAAGCGCTGTAACTAGTGGGGCAGCTAAGGTTGTTGGTAAACTAAGTAACTTTACTAGAGGTAAATTACCTAAAAGGTTTAGAGATTTCTTTGGTAACACTAAAACAGTTCCGGGTAAAAGTACCACTACCAAGGTACAAAGAGAGGGCCAGCCGGGGGTTTATGATCCGGTAAAAACTACTAAAGAAGTGTTTACAGTTTCCCCTATAAAAACAGGGGCTACAGGTGCAGGTCTTTACGCAGGAAGTGAAGCAGGAGAGGCTTTATTCCCAGACATACCTGAACCAGAAGGATCTAATATCCCTGTGGTTGAACCTGTAGTAGACCCTTCCCTCCTTCGACCTGACGGT